TGCCAGGAACACCAAACAACGGCATCGGCCGTGCACATATCATTTGATGATAAAAATCTGCGATAATATGCGGCTCTGACGGTGTCGCAACAACTCGATCTAAAGGCGGATTATCCTGAATAAAAGTATTAGACAACGTAGGAAGTGCACCAAACTCCTGCGATAGATGCCAGGCATCTAATGAGGCAGAATGCGTTGACCTAAACGCTCCATGAATTTCAGACGGCTTATACCGATACTCTGCAAACCTTTCCTGATATCCAAAAACATCATCATCTTGCGCATTACCCTGCGCATATATCTCAATATTCAAAACCGCTTGCTCACCAATCTGAGCCAATGCAGGCCAATAAAAGTCAAGTCTATCCTGTCGTGAAAACTCACGCGGCAAACCTTGCTGATACGTCAAATCTGCACGCACATTTGCAAGTCCTAAAATAATACCATGCTCTGTAAAACTCTTTGTAAAACCATGACCATTGACAGTTGCCGTTCCAATAGCTGCAAGTGTACCCTGAGGCGTTGTGCCAGTTTCCGACGTCTGCGCCACTGCCGACACATTAATACGTGACGAACCACCGCCTAAATACTCAGGACGCTGCAAACGCATATCAGGACTAGTCACACCAAAATGTGACCGCACAATCTCAGTATATCGCGTACCGCCTCGCGCATCGCGCTCATACATTTTCTGTACTTGAAACGCCTCACGCAACTGATTAATAGTTGCTGCCGTTGCATTACTCAGATCTGCATAAATTCGCGGATAACCTCCATTGTCCGGGTCCTCTTCTACATAAAGACGATTCTGTATCACATCACCATCAAAACGCGCAGCACTAGCATACGTAGTCTGCGACGTTCCACCAGTTTCATATACTACCTGCGAACTATAATCATAAGTATTATTTGCTTTACCAATACCTAATACAGGAACATCACTACCAAGCGGAATAGCGACTGCTTCACCTTTCTGAGGCCAAGGCAAACACGAAGTAAAATAATCATGCCTCTTCCCGCGGCGCTTCAAACCTGAATAACTTGCCCAAATATCAGGACCATCATCCTTTGGAACATCAACCGAATTCTGTAGATTCTGATCCCTAAACCATTCATTCCAGATCAACATATATGCACGAAACGGTAATGCAGAAAAATCAATATTAGCAGCTACATTTGGAATTCCCATATGATCGAACAAAGTACCTTCCATACCAGGACCTGTAACTATCGGAACAGTATAATCAACGCTATCGCCAGGATTTTTCTGCTCGCCCATCATTTTTTGGAAATTATCCCAAATCAAACGCAATGGCACAAAAAAATAAAATGTCTCTAAGAACAAATTATCCATTATAGGATACAAAGGAGTAGATAAGCGGGCAAATCCGAACGTATTGACATTAAATGTATCACCCGGCAATACTTCATCACGTAAGATCGGAACCAAAAAACCAGCATCAAAAGTGGTTTTAACACCATGCGACCGATTAAAAGAACTCCGCGGGATATCTGCACGCGGAACCTGTGAAAAAGAATGTGACATAACAGATTTCATCGTTTAACCTCCTGCATTTCTGCCATCGACAACTCAGGGTTAAAATCACACAGCTTAGTAATTGCCCTAGGTACTTCCGGCACAAACTCTCCAGTTGTATCGTCATATTCACCAATTGCAAACAGAATAAAATCCTCTGGGTGCTTCGCCGGTTCTGTGTTCATATCAGTGAGCAAATCCGATATCGCTCGAAGCGCTACCGCTTCATTAATGACAAAAAAAGGCTTCGCATACACTTTTGACTTACTATCATACAGAGTAAACGCTTTCTGTTTCATTTTAAATCTCTCGGTAGATGTTTATATTTTCGCTGTTTAATACCTTCTTTAACAGCTAACCTTTTAGGCATCGTTTCATCAAAATTCTCAAAACTCTCTAGTTTACGCTTCTCCTTTATAATTTCAAATTGATCTGGGTACATTTCCTTCAATACCTGATCATAATATTTCGGCGGTCGCATCCTTCGTCCGTTCACGGTAATAAAATCCTTAAAAGTATCTCGATGATAATTATGCCACCAATCGCGAGCAATACCAGGACGCCGAGACATATCATTATACTCAGGCTGTACTTGAGTAATTTCTCCAGTCTCATAATTGATCTTAAAGTAGTGCGTGTCTGCTTCATCGCCTGTTATCTTTTTAGCAATGTACCTTGCGACATAAGCTGCAGATTCAAATGTAACGTCACCAACCGTGACAAATCCTTTATTCCAAATTTTTTCCAATATGGTGGACGTATATATACGAACGTCATTGGTCGTTTTGTACAATTCCTTGTCTGAAAAATCAATACCAAATATACAGGCGTGGAAATGCGGTCGTCCAAGCTTAGAAGGCTGTTGTTCATCATAACCATATTCTCCACACATGTAGTATCTTAATTTCTGTGGGTAGAAATGTTTACGCAGACGCTTCATAAATTTTTGAAAGTCTGCTTTATTTAAAGAGCCATCCGCTGGCAAATTATCCTGATTATACGTCAACGTTATAAAACAATTCTCCTGATGCAATTGGGCTTCATGAATACATCGTACAGCCCATTGTCGTGATCGTTCTAGACGGCAACCAATACATTGACCACACGGTAAGGTTACAGGTTGATCGTGTAGGCCATCGTTCAAAGAAAATACTATCTTCCGGTTGCCATACTGGTTTAGATGTTTCGACTTCCATCCTTGGATCGGATGATAACATGTCATCCTGTTTACATCCTGATACCGCCACGCATGGGATTGATCCATTGCACATTAAAGGAATGAATCCTATCAGCAGTACGGGAAAACATCTTCTTACTTTTCCTTGCAGGAAGTTTACTACGCTTAAGCATTTCATTTCTCCTCTTCTTCAGCAGTTTCAAACATATCAAACTGTCTCATAACCTCAATGGTCGAATTTAGCTTTGACAACTTATGTCGATAAACCTTAACAGCATCTTTAGCAGCTTTTAAATCCTTCTCAGTCTGAAGAATCTCCTGCTTAAGTTTAGCAATCTTCATCGACTCAACCAACATTCCACCTTCTGAAAATGATTTCTTTATATCAAACTTCGCAACTGTTTTACTTACCATTAGAACCTTCTCCTTTCCGACATTTATCTCTAAGCCAGATAACAAAATCCAAGATCAAATTAACTATAGCTAAAAACTTATTCATTGTCAACACTCCGTCCAGCCTCTCAATAATAGCCTATCGGCTATAACGTGACACGTCAAGGTGTGCTTGAGTGTCACTCCGACCAGTTACATCAAGTAAAGAACTGGTCGGGTGCCTGCCAGGCACAAAAAAGGCCCGCCGAGGAGGGCGGGCCAAGCGCTGGAGGAGCGCCAAATGATGCTCCTTGCTCGGGGACTAAAGTCCCCTTGCGCGAGGAGCTCTATTCATTAGCCGGAAGCTCTGGAGGTTCCTGAGGCCGTTCTACGGGCCTCTCTGGCTCCGGCAAATGCGATGGGTCTAAACCCATCTCTTTAATGGCATCATAGTTCTTCGGGTCCTGCATGAACTCAATATATTCTGCGGGATCATTATGAAACTTAGCCCGAATTTTAGCAGGAACCGTTTCAAACATCGATTCAGCCTTTGCAATCGTATTCATTGCTTCATGAAAAGACGGTGCATTAGGCATATCCATATATTTGCCTGCATAACGTGAAGTATGCTCAATAAGACCAGTTTTTTCAAACTGTCTCATAATATTATGCATATCGCATCTATCCTTATGACATTGTTCTGTCATAGTAGGTTCAAACTCATCAATTGCAACACGACGACGTTCACGTACAGAAAAACTCATTTCTTATCTCCTCTCATAATAATGAACTTCAAAGCTTCAAAAATAATCCTGGGAGAAATACCACTAGATTGCATCTCCTTTATCCATTCACTATCACCTAGAAAACGTACCTCAATCTCTTTCAACGTATTTTCCATCTCCTGAAAACTACCACGATGGGAAAATAACTCTGCTTCTTCAATTATTTTTCCAATCTCTGCTCTTACCTTATAAATCTGCTCCTCTGTTAACTTCTCACCTTTTACTTTTACTGCCGTATCCTGAATAATATTATCAGTCGTTGCTTCCAACTGTTTACTTTGTTGGATAGTCTGCATAGTCTGCATACCAGTTTGAACAGCAGGCGTGATCTCATCAATAAACTGTGGCATAACACCCTGCGCTTGTGAACCAGACGCAATTCCAACATTAGGAGTAGACGCGTCAAACTTTGCAGCCAAAATCGGATTCAATCCTGCGACCTCTAAATCAGCCATCCTACGTTGGACCGCAGTACTACTCATTTTATCAAGATAGGCTCTCGTCTTTTCTGCTTCCTCTCTCTGAAAAGCTCTATTTCTTGCAGCTTCTTCAACATTAACAGCTGTTGTCTGTTCAGCGGCTCTGGCTTGCGCTTTATTCCTATCTCGTCCACCTATAAGAGAAGCACCAGCACCAATAAGACCACCAATAACAGAACCCCAAAAACGCGGATTAAGAAACCAATAATACCAAACAAAAAAACGAAAAAAACGCATAACACTTTCCTCTTAAAAATGGTCAATCATGCCAGGAACACCAAACAACGGCATCGGCCGTGCACATATCATTTGATGATAAAAATCTGCGATAATATGCGGCTCTGACGGTGTCGCAACAACTCGAT